CAGCGAAGAGCAACCACGGCATACACGAAGGCGAAGCAGGATACCAATTGACACCAAGAAGTATTGTAGCAAGAGAAATGCGTAAACTACAGGACATCGAACGTAACTCATAATATAAAAGAATAGTAAGGAAAGCAGTGCTAGGGCACTGCTTTTTTTTGACATAAATACCAAACAGTGCTATAATCAATAAAAATTATTCAAAAGGAAAAACATACATGTTTTTTAGCCTTTCCACTACACAGTTGGATAACTTTCCCTATCATTATATTTTACCCAATGGTCTTGTACTAAACACAGATGATGGTTGGGAACTATACACCACAGATTCTCATACAGTTATAATCAAAGGATATGTCAATAAGTGTAGTATAAGTGAAATCATTGACGATATTGTTCTACATGATATTCCCGTATACAAAGGAAACTTCTGTGCGTTTATTGCGGATAATGAACATGTTAAAATAATGCATGATACTAATAGAGCATTTGAACTATGGGCAGGTGATGAATTTGTTACAAATCTTTTTGAACATGGCCAGAAGTGTTTTGCTGATAGGATTTTTACTGTAAACAGTAAACTGTATCGCAAGTCAGTGCGCTTTGAACCATACCATAAAAATACACAACAGTACACGGACGCTGAATTGATAGATAGTTTACACGCTACAATTTGTGAAACTTATGAACAATTCCTTACACACAATACAAAGCCACTTAAGATGTTCCTAAGTGGTGGAATAGATACTACAACTGCCTGGGCATACTTGGATCATTTTACTAAAAACTATGAATTAGTTGACTATGAATATATAAAATTCACTCCTTTTTATCGTAAAAATAGCACTTTTATCCGCAAGTTTTGGGGATATAAGCAAATACATTTGTGGGAGGATGACTGTGTTCTAGTTACTGGTGGAAACGGGGATGAAAATCTATTACGCGGACCTTTTACTCTAGCAATGGCACTAAAACAACACAATCTTTCTTTCACGGATATCCTACAACCCACAGATTATCACTACTCATATTTGATGAAAAAGCCACTAGATGTAGATGATGAGTACAAAGAAATAGCAGATGTACCTGATTTTATATTAAACCTAAACATTAATGATCATCAACATTGGCATCTAGATCGTACACTTACATTTACTCCTTTTAAAGATATATCATTGTTGAGTACAGTGCTATGTAGTAGCAAGAATTTACTTGTTGCTCAAGCAAGGGATGCAGCAATTAACAAAGAACTTGTTAGAAAATTAGATGCAAGCAAACTCCGTGTATTGAGTAATCAGAAGAACTATCTTCAACTTGAAAATATTTAATCAAAAAAACGCAAAATAATTATTGACAAGATAAATAAAAATGCATATACTGTATAAACATTACGGTATGTGAATAGGCACATACAATATTAACAAAGGCACATATAGGAGAAAATAATGGCATCTTTGGCAGAAATTAGAGCAAAACTAAAATCACAAGAATCACGCAGTGAGCGTACAGGCGGCGGCGACAACGCAATCTTCCCACATTGGAATATCCCAGAAGGCACAACGACAGCAGTTCGTTTTTTGCCAGATGGAGATCCTAACAACACATTTTTCTGGGCTGAAAGGCTTATGATTCGTTTACCCTTTAATGGTATTAAGAATGATATGAACAGCAAGCCAGTAGTGGTACAAGTACCATGTGTAGAGATGTGGAACGAAACCTGTCCAATCCTAACTGAAGTGCGTGGTTGGTTCAAAGACTCGTCACTTGAAGAAATGGGACGCAAATATTGGAAGAAGCGTAGTTACATCTTCCAGGGATTTGTTAATGAAAACCCACTTCAAGAAGATACACCTGAGAATCCAATTCGCAGGTTTGTTATCTCACCAAGCATCTTTAACTTGATTAAGGATGCACTTATGGATCCGGACATCCAAGAAATGCCAACAGATTATACTGCTGGTCTAGATTTCCGTATCACAAAAACCACTAAGGGACAGTATGCAGACTACAGCACCAGTAAATGGGCTCGTAAAGAAACTGCACTTACTGAATCACAAATGGCAGCAATTGAAACACATGGCTTACATACACTTAGTGATTTCCTTCCTAAACGACCTACTGAAGTAGAATTGCAGTGCATTAAAGAGATGTTCGAAGCAAGTGTAGATGGACAGCCCTATGACGTTGAACGTTTTGGGCAGTATTATCGTCCATATGGAGTTGACGCTCCTGCAGGATCCTCATCCTCAAGTACGTCTACTGCAACAGCGGCAACGCCAGCAACACCTGCTCCGGCAGCAACTCCAACACCTGTAGCAGAGGCTCATGTTCCTGCACCACAGACTGAAACTGTGGCAGCACCAGCGGCAGCACCTGAAGGTGAAAGCAAGCGGGCAGAAGACATCCTAGCGATGATCCGTAACCGCCAATCATAAGGAAAAGGGGCGGCATTAGTGTCGCCCCCTTGCAGCACAATGAAATTCTTATGGACGAAAACTGGCGACTATCTTTCAGTGGATATATCTCATCCGCCGCTAGTAGAGCATTGGTTAAATCAGCTTCCTAGTAACAAGTTTGTAATTAAAGAAGATCACATACCTTACACAAGCGTTGATAGGTTGTATGACAGTATATCTCGTATTAATGAACTTTTTACTAGCAAACTAAAGATATTTGTATTTGACTATGAAAAAGTAACGTTAGACCAGAACTTCTTAAATCGTGTGCATAGAGACTGGGCAACAGTTCACCATGATAATCCAGCATTGCCTAACTTGTTAGCAAAACTTGGCGACGAATATCTTAAACTTTTTTATGATATCAACGAGGCATTCCATAGTTTAGAATCACACAGTAAAGTAAAATATATAGAACAACAGTCTGATACTATGTTCAAACATAATGTTGATAGTATGGACAATATATGTGATTATCTACATCATGGAGTAAGTCAGTTAAGTTTGGAATATTGGAGTTTGGGCAGAGACGACTATAATGCTTGGACTCATGGTGATTATGTAGCAAAAATTACAAACTTTGATAAATTACCATATACACTTGACGTAAAGTTAAAAAAGCCGTATACTAGTACATATCCAGAAGATTATGTGCAATGGATGCACAAACAAGGTAAACAGCCAATAGGATCCTACTTGCCAATTGGTAATTTCAAAGGATACACAGAATCAGTTGGTGATCTTTACGAAATATTTGTAAAGAACAACAAAGTTGAACAAACTATAGAACTAGTTTTATAAAGGAATAGACATGGCAAAGCCGTTTGACGTAAGTAAATTTAGAAAAGACATTACAAAAAGCATTGATGGATTGAGCATCGGCTTTCATGATCCTACAGATTGGATCAGCACAGGCAGTTATGCACTTAACTATCTTGTAAGTGGAGACTTTTACAAGGGTGTGCCCATGGGTAAAGTTACAGTGTTTGCTGGTGAAAGTGGCGCAGGCAAGAGTTATTTTGCTAGTGGCAACATTATTAGAGCTGCACAAGAACAAGGTATCTTTGTTGTAGTAATTGACAGTGAAAACGCACTGGATGAAAGTTGGCTACATGCACTGGGTGTTGATACAGATGAAAGCAAACTGCTTAAACTAAGCATGAGCATGATTGATGACGTTGCTAAAACGTTTAGCACATTTATGGCAGACTACAAAGCAATGGCAGAAGAAGATCGCCCAAAGGTACTGTTTGTACTTGATAGTTTGGGTATGATGATGACACCCACTGATGTTGACCAGTTTAACAAAGGCGACATGAAAGGTGACATGGGACGTAAACCCAAAGCACTTACAAGTCTTGTGCGTAACACAGTTAACATGATCGGTAGTTACAATGTAGGCATGGTGTGTACTAACCATACATATGCAAGTCAGGATATGTTCGATCCAGATGATAAGATCTCAGGCGGACAAGGCTTTATCTATGCTAGTAGTATTGTTATTGCAATGCGTAAACTAAAACTAAAAGAAGATCTAGATGGCAATAAAACTACTACTGTAAATGGTATCCGTGCAGCGTGTAAAGTTATGAAAACAAGATACGCAAAGCCATTCGAAGCAGTACAAGTAAAGATCCCATATGAAACAGGCATGGATCCATACAGCGGATTGCTTGATTTATTTGAAGCAAAGGGTATGCTTACTAAACAAGGCAATCGACTAAAGTATACAACCACTGCAGGCGTTGAAATGCTGGAGTTCCGCAAAGGCTGGACAGGTGATAAACTGCAGGCAATTATGGACGACATTAGTAATGCAGATGGACTAAGTATTGACGATATTGCAGAAACAATCGCTGAACCAAATGGTGATGTAGTTGATCCAGAAACAGGCGAAGTATTAGAGGAAAACAATGAGTGATATTGAAGTTGTAATTGATGCTTATAAAATTCTTAAAGAGTATATCCCAGCCAAGGATAGACAGTTAGCAAGCGATCATTTTGTAGAAGATATGCAAGAGATTCTTGACGAGCAAGACTTGTTTCAACTTGGTGGTGTAGACAAATACCTCAAAGCAAGTGTTAAAGACTTGCTTGGAGAAGAGGACTTCGAACTAGAAGATGATGAGTATTGAGTCAATACTATAACAGAATCGTAAATGATTTAGGTGCTATTCCAAGTTTCATTAATTACTATGAAAGCGAATTGGAAGAAGCAAAGCGAGAATGTAATGTTAAAGGCATTGTAGAAAAGAACATTACTGCACTGCCTGGTATTACAGAACACCGTTTCAATCAACTGCAAGAGATTGAAGCAGTGCTTAACTACCTCAACATACAGTTACGCAAAATTAGACGCAAGCATTTTCAAAAGTATTTGGAAGGATATGCCCGTGCGCTAACAAGTCGCGACGCAGAAAAGTATGTAGATGGCGAAGATGAAGTTATCGACTTTGAAACTATTATCAATGAAGTAGCACTACTACGCAATAGATGGCTGGGCATTATGAAAGGCTTGGACACAAAGCAGTGGCAAATGGGACACGTTGTAAGACTGCGCACAGCAGGCATGGAAGATATTAGAATTGACTAACATGACACTGGGTGAACAAACGCTGGAGCATCTCAATCAGTTTGATGACTTTAAACGCAGTATTAAACACATGGCTGATCTAGGGTGCGGTAACGGTGCCCATATAGAATACTGGGCAAACATGCGTGATCTTAATGAAGATGGCGAGCCAGGCAGATACTTGGATATTACATGTCACGGACTTGATTTTAACTGTGAACAAATAGAGCCACAACGGTCCAACATACGTTACAAGAACCATGATCTTAACACTGATAATCCTATGACACCAGTTCCAGTGGATGTTGTTTGGTGTCATGATGTTATGCAATACATCTACAGTCCAGTGGAGTTTTTAGGTCGTGTTAATCGTACAATGAGCATGGGAGGTATGCTATACCTCTGTGTACCTAGTACAATCAATGTTGTGCATCATATGTTTCAGAACTATACCCCACCTGGCCACGTGAATACATTTACTGTTACGCAATTACTTTATTTGCTTGGTTTAAACGGTTTTGATATTAAAGACTACTACTTACAAAAACTAAAATATGATGACGTAATTCAAGTAGTAGTATACAAAGAACGAGATCCGTTGCCTTAT